ATTACGTTTCCTCCAACAAGTTTACTAAGAAACTCCTTGTTGTGGCTATCACATCATACGTAATAAAAGATATACAAACAAATACAGATACGGATCAGGGCTTTAACCTTCTTCTTCGTATCAGCGCGCGGGTGTGGCATCAGGCGTCGGTAACTGTGAGGCATTTGAAGAAGGAGTGGCTACATACGCCCACTCATCTTCTCCCAATGTATCAGCACGTTCGGATTCGTTATCAATCGTCCAGTTGCTATACTGAGACGACGACGGCTCTTTCCCGAACATCGGCTGAAACCACACAGTGCGCGGCCAATCGCCGCCGACATCCTAGTGCCACTGCGTCCCGGTGCCGGAACACGATAGGGTGACCTTGAATGTCACTCTCCCCATCGTGGCCGTGCCACCGAAAGCGCTCCCGTCCTTTTTGTTTCTGCGGCCGGTCTGACCGACCCACAGAACGATGCCTGCCGAACGACGCGGCGTCACCGCGACGTCCGTCTCGAACCCCTCCAGGGGGATCGGCAGCTCAAAGCCCGGCTGCCCGAACCCCACTTCTTCACACCTCGGGACCGAGCCGACCACATCCGCGCTCGTCCCACTCGCCGCCTCGGTGTTCTTGCCGCTCGGGATGACCCCAAAACGCAAGAGACCGTCGGCCCCTCCCGACAAATCATCGACCCACGGCGCCATCAGAGGCGTCACCCGCGCCTTGATCGCCGTCACTTCCACCGACGAAAAGAGCGTTTTCAGGTCGCTCCAAACCGTTGAGGACGTCAGGTCCTTGACGACCCGAAACTCTCCGTTTTTGATGTCCAGATGAACTTCGCGGGTGAGTGTAACGGACATGGTACTGATCGTTGAGTTGAAGATCGTTAAACCTGATCATATCAACAACCGCAACGCAATGCCCCTTCCGGAACCAGAGACCTGGGCGCCCGAAGCAGTCCTCGTCATCTGAGATCCGGTGACATGGGACCCCGGCGTCCGTCAGCAGCGATACCATCGTCTTCGAGTCGTGCAACGACAAACGAACTGCCAATTCGACGAGTTCTGGATCGTCAGTGAAGACTTTCATCGCATTGACAAAGCAATTGACGTCCGTGTCGATGACCATGAGTCCGTCCTTGACACCAGCGTTCGATATCACCAACCGACGCAGCACGCTCGGATCGACACACGCCTCATAGATGTTCAGCATCGATATGAGGAAAGCGGCGTCGAAGTCAGCGTACGTCGCCAAGACGGCGGCCTTCATGTACTCCCGCTCTTGAACGTCCCAACTCTCGTACCTGTCATAAAACGACATCTCGAGCTCGTAATAACGTTCGGCCGTCTGGCAATTCGAGCAGATGATCTTACACAGCATCCGAATCGGGTCTGGCAGCAGTCGCGACTCCGCAAGGAATCGTCCGGCGTGATACGGCGCGCAGTTGTCTTGCCGTTTGATACCAACCCTTCGCAGCTCATCGATCGGTGGGTAAAGAGAAGGCAAACACAAGTCGTCTGTCTCAACGTCATCACCCTTGACGATCCAGATCGAGTCATCTTCGATTTCGTATCGGTCCACAACGGTCGTCAGCACCTGAAAGATGTTGCGAATCAGCGTGAACGCATCACCGGAACCGAGGTTGAACTCGACGTAAGCACGATAAAGGCGTGGATTCAGCGATTTGACATCGTACCCGGAGCTCAGCAACAGATAGCACCTAGCAACGTACTCAGGCACGCCGAACCAGACCAGGAAAAGATAGAACGTGTAAAGGGTCACCGAGGAGTGAGACGAGTCTTGCTTCTCAATGTCGATCATGACATTTTGAACCCGAAATCGCTCGAAGGCATTACACTCTCTCAGAGCTCGTGAAAGCTCCCGATCAGAATACCCAGAGTCAAGAAAGACACCTGGCCGCATCGCCAACCGCACATTACGCAAGAACGTCTTCGACCAGGGCCCGAAAAAGCAATTCATAGCCTCTGGCGTCGCCAGAACCGTTTGGCCTTTATTCTCGAGGATCGGAAACTCGGCCTTAGGCTGTACCTTGATTTGCGTTTTCAAGAAACCGGCTGACGTTTGGCTAGCCCTGTCTGAGAAAAGCTCACCCTTGTTGAGGGCGCGTTGCGCGAATTCGCTAGTCCGCGACCGTGCCCACTCGGACACCTGTGACAACCCGGAGAACGAGCCATAGTTGTCTCGAAAGAACACTTTTTGTATCCTCTCGAACATATGGACGCCGAGGTTCATCTCACGGCCGCCGATAGGTCCCTTCGGGACGTCGCGCCCGACGCGCTCCATCACATTCTTGAGATCCAAGACCTCGTCACGACCACTCTGTGGGACCGCGATCATGTACTTGGCCTTGTTGTCAAGCGTGACCGACTTCAAGCTCGGGAAGGGTCGTCGACAAGCCCAGATGCCGACACCTCCACTGTAGACAGGGATCGACGCCGC